ACATTACCAGAATTGCCAGAATTTGATATGGGTACACTTCTTACTGTTCTTGGCGGCATGCTCGGAATTGGCGGCTTGAGGACATATGAAAAGCAGAAAGGTTTAACCAAATGAGTTTATATAGAAACATACAAGCTAAAAAAAGAAGAATAGCCGCTGGTAGTGGTGAAAAGATGCGTAAGGCAGGTGCAAAAGGAGCGCCTACTAAAAAGAACTTTAAACGAGCAAAGCAGACAGTTAAGAAAAAAGCGTAAAAGTTCACGTAAAGTTTTAGGAGATAAATATGGATATTGAAAAATTAAGAAAAGAAATAGAAGCAGATGAGGGGAATGTACATGAAATATACCTCGATCATTTAAAATTACCAACTTTTGGGATAGGTCACCTTGTAAAAAAGACAGACCCAGAATACGGTATGCCAGTTGGTACGCCAGTAAGTAGAAAGCGTGTAAATAGCTGTTTTAATGAAGATATAATCGGAACAATAGAAGATTGTGAAAAGTTATATAAAGATTTTTACAAGCTACCAGAAGATGCGCAATTAATTTTATGCAACATGATGTACAATTTGGGGTACACAAGACTATCAAAATTTAGTAAACTAAAGGCAAGTCTATCTATAATGGATTTTGGAGAATGTGCAAATCAGATGCATGACTCGAAATGGAGAGTACAAGTGCCTAATAGAGCGAACAGATTAATTAATCGTATGAAGGCTTTAGGAGAGTAAAATGTTATCAGCAATATTAAGTTTAGCAGCGCCAGCAATACTTGGACCAGCAGGTTTAGCTCTTACATCTAATGCAGCTTTAGCAAGTGCAATAGGTGGTGGTATAGGATCACTGCTTCAAGGTGGTGGTACTGAGGATGTTTTGAGGGGTGCGGCTCTGGGCGGTATTGGCGGTATGTTAGGAGGTCAACTAGGTGGTGTTGATCCAAGTATAACAGCAAACGCAGCAACACCTTTTGCTCAAGGTGCTGGTCAAGGTTCTGGTGAATTTTTAAGAACAGGGTTAGCAAGCTCTGGATCTGCAGCACAATTAGCAACTCCGCAAACTATAGGACAACAAGCTGGTCTTATGTCTCAGTTAACAAGGCCTGAAGCTGTAGGCGCAGGTTTAGGTGGTTTAATGGCAGACTCAATGATTAAGCCACCTGAGTATGAGAAAAAAGAAAAAAGAATTTTTCCTGAAGGAATGGCTCCTGAAGACACTGTTAGATTTCAAAAGGATCGTGATCCAAATGACACTAGTGAATTTGATTATAGATTTTCACCTAACTATATGGCAGAGGGTGGTGAGGTAGAATCTATGATGTCACCTATGGATGCTGGTATTGGAGGTATGATGGCTGATGGTGATATGAATGATAAAGAGTTAATCAGTAGTACTATAGATGTTTTACAAGGGGAAATTATTGATACTAATCAACAAAACGTTATATTAGCTCAGTTTGTACAACAATTTGGTCAGGAAGCACTAAAGGATTTAATGCAAAGGGTGCAGTCAGGTGAAATACCTCAAATTCCAAGTGAAGGAGATGGCATGATAGAGGGTGCTGGTGACGGCATGTCTGATATGATACCTGCTTCTATGGAAGGAGATCAAGATGTATTACTTTCTGATGGTGAATTTGTTGTTCCTGCGGATGTTGTTAGCGGCATAGGAAATGGCTCTTCAGATGCAGGTTCTAATAAATTAGAAGATATGATGGATAGAGTAAGACAATTAAGAACTGGTGGCACTGTACAACCACCTGCAATACCTGATGAGATGATGTTGCCTGCATGATATGCACAGCAGTTCCTCTCGAGGCGACAGACATAGTTTGGGGTGATGTTAGCTCTATGCTTAACAAGGCCATACAGACAAGTGGAGGTAAATATCATATAGACGATATTTATAGGCATATAAAAGAAGGATACTACAATTTGTGGTTAATTATAGATGAAAAGAAAGATGAGAAAGTGATAGCTGCAATAACAACTAGATTGATAGAGTATCCTAATAGAAGAGCATTAGCTATGGATTGGGTAGGCGGTAAAAGAATGAGTGAATGGCTTCCTATTGCCTTAGAAAAATTTAATAGTTTTGCAAAAGATTGTGGCTGTAGTCATTTAGAGGGCTATGGTAGAAAAGCATGGACTAAGGTATTAAAGAGTTACAACTGGAAACCTGAGTACATAGCATACAGAATGGAGATAGATAATGGGTAAAGGTGGATCAAGACCTCCAAGTCAACCAACAGAACAAAATATTACGCAAACATCTTTGCCTGATTATTATGAGCCATATGCTACTAGGTTAATTCAAAGAGCAGAATCAGAGTCAAAAAGAGATTATACTCCTTATGAAGGCCAAAGGTTAGCTGCGGAAAATCAAGACACACAAGCATCAAGAGATTTAGCAAGAAGTGTTGCAGGTTCTCCTATTGCTGGTTTTGATACAGCAACAGCGGGTACTACAGCCGCAATGAACAGAGCCTTACAAGGAACTCAATATCAATCACAAGATTTTGATTCTGCCCAAGCTCAAAAGTATATGTCTCCTTATTTACAAAATGTATTAGACGTACAGAAAAATCAAGCTGTTTTAGATTTTCAAAGACAACAAGCAGGAAGAGATGCTTCTGCGGTTGACGCAGGTGCATTTGGAGGCAGTAGAGGTGCAGTTCAACAAGGAATGGCTAGTGAGGCTCTTCAAAGACAGCTAGGTGATATACAAGCAACAGGTCAGCAGAAGGCTTTTGAATCTGCTCAAAGACAATTTGGTGCTGATAGAGAATCTCAGATGGCAGCCGAAAAACTTGGTTTAGGTGCGGCTGATGCTCTTACCGCGCAAGGATCGCAGTTAGCTGCACTAGGACAAAAGGCCAGAGCAGGAGACATCGAGTCTGCACAGTTATTAGAAAAAATAGCAAAGGATAGGCAAGCTAGAGATCAGGCAGGGCTTGATTTAAATTATGAAGATTTTGTTAGACAAAGAGATTATCCAAGAGAACAGTTACAGTTTTATTCTTCTTTATTAAGAGGTATACCTGTACAGCCATCTACTGAAACAACTAAATTTCAACAGTATAATCCTGTAAAAGATTTACTTGGAACAGGAATAGCTGGTTTAGGATTATATAGAGGGATAACAGGAGCATGATGAATTTATTAGAAGTTCAAGATGATTTAAAAAACTTTTCTCAAGATCAGCTTGTTAAAGAAATGCAACAACCAAGCGGTAATGCTCCACAATTTCTTGTTTTATCAGAGTTAAATAGAAGAAAAAGAGTTAAAGGAGACTTTGAAGCAAGACAAGCTCAACAACAGCCCACAGTAGCCGAAGAAGCTGTTGCTTCAGCAGGTGTGCCTCAACAAGGTATGATGGGTATGTCAGAGGCTATGGCTCCTCAGAGCGCAGTATCAGACGGTGTAGGCACAAGCGCACCTATGAAGATGGCTTCTGGAGGACTTGCACAGTTTGGTAATGAGATAAGAAATAGCATGGGTCAGGAGATAGATCCTTATTTAGATGGTGTGCAACAAGAAGCTGAGTCAAAATTTAATGTTGATTTAAATAATAATATGGACAGAGTGCCACCAATGATGGCTCAACCCAGACCTCATTTAGAAATGCGTCAACCTTTTATGGGAAGAATTCCTCCTCCACAAATAGGTATAGGTGGTAAAGGTATGGCTAGACCAGAACCAGCAGTGTTAAGGGATGGAAGAGCTAGACCTGCTGTATCTGATATGAGAGGAAGATTTACATTTGGTGGTAGAAGATATGCAGAAGGCGGTGTTGTTAGAGCTGCTAATGGATTTGCAGGTTCTGGTAGCACATCTCAACAAATATTAGATAGAATGGAAGACAAAGATAAAGCAATTCTTGAAGAAGATATTGATACAGAAGATATATCAGAAAATGTTGAAAATAACACTCCTGTAACAACAGGCAAGGGTACTTCTAATTATTCTATATTGCCCATGTTAGGGTCATCTGGCACTGACACAGTAGAGCAGGATATAATTAATTTACAAAAAGGTTTAGAAAAAGAAAGGGCTTTAGATAGAAATTTAGCATTGGCACAAGCCGGTCTTGGCATAATGTCATCTACTGCACCTACTCTTGCTCAAGCTATAGGTGAAGGTGGATCTAAAGGGTTAGAGGCTTTTAGAGATTCAAACAAAAGATATCAAGAAGGTGTTGTAGATTTAATCAATGCAAGAGCTAAAATATCTGCTGGTAGAAAAAAAGGTAAACTTACAGCTTCTCAAGTAATGTCTGCGCTACAAAAGACAAGAGGTGAATTATATGGAAAGTTGGGTGATCTTAGTGCTGTATTACCTGATTTTTCTCAGAATCCTGCTAGACAAAATCAATTAGAAGCACAAGAAAAATATTTAGTTCAATTGTTGCAAGAATACGGTGTTAATTTACCTGAGACTGCAGCTAGTTAAAGGTACATAAATGAGTACTATTAATGTAAGAAGTAATTTAACAGGCAAAGTATATCCTATACTTATTGCTGGTGATGCTCCCACCGCTTCTGAAGATGACTACATACAAAATTATGTTAACAGTCAAGACGGAGCCTTAATAGGCGTTCCCCCTGAAGATAAAGAAGAAGAAACACTTATTGGTAGTCCACTTGATTTTGTAAAAAGTGGTATTGGAAGTTTTATAAAAGGATACACTGATATACCGGGAGGTATAGCTTCTATTGGTGAGGGAATTGGTGAAAAAGCAGGAGCTGATGTAGCACCGGGTGAAAGTGGAATAGGACAGTCTGCACAAGATTTTTCCAGAGGCGCTGCTAAAACATTAAGTAAAACTTTTGACTTTAATGAAAGTATTATGAGCAAAGGTGGTCAGGCATTTGGATCTATTGGTTCATTTCTTGCAGGTGGATTTGCTGTAAAGAGTGGTTTATTAGCAGCTAAAGTAGCTCCTAAGATAGCTCAATATGCTGGTTTTGGTACTGTTGCAGGACAAGGTGCTGCTATTCAATCGCAAGATCAGATGAATAGAATAGCAAACTTTTTAGAAAAAGGTGGTGTTATAGATGGTTCGCAAAAAGCGGATGCTGTTTTATTAAGCGCTTTATTAGGTACATCAGAAGCTATACCTTTTGTTGCTTTAAGTAAAAGTTTAGGTGCATCTTTAAGAATATTAAAAAAAGTTGATAAAAAAAATATAGACAAGGCAGTCAAGACTATTGGTGGGCGTATAAAACGATCATTAATAACAGGTGGTGTTGAAGGTGCGCAAGAGGCAATAGCTGGATATACACAAGATTTAATAGAACAAAATATATATAATCCAGATATTATACCCGGACAAAGTGCTTATGACGATGCTGTATACGGTGGTGGTGCAGCAGGTGCATTAAATTTAATATTAGATAGCATACGTGG